AGCCGGATTGGATGAACCGCGTGATGTACGTTTCGCCGGTGCCACCGAGCGGCATCTTGGTGTTGATGGCGTTCCAAGGCACCCAGCTCTCATTGTAGATCGTCGGGTCGGACGCGCTCATGTGGTAGAAGAAGCTGCGGAACGGCTGGTAGGCGTTGGCGCGGACGATGATGTCGTCGCTCAGCGGCGACTTGGAGACCTTCTGCCAGTAGCGCGACGTGCTGCTGTTGAAGAAGTTGGACGTGGAGCCCTGGCCGAAGCTGGTGGTCCAAAGCTGGGTGCCGGTGGGTCCGATGGAGGTGATGATCGGCTGGTCGAAGGCACGGTTGCCGCTGACGACGGTGTTGAGGCCGACGACCAGGGTCCTGCCCAGCGAGTCAGTGGCCAGTTCGCCAGGCTGGCTGGTGCGCGTGCTGGCGGTCCAGAGTTGGGCGGGGTTTTGACCGACGAGGCCGTAGCTGCGGACGACGTCAATGGTGGCGGCCTCGTTGCCGACCGACATGGTGCGATTGAGGGCGGGGTAGCGCCCGGCGGCCTGGGCTGTGGTGGTCCACCAGCGTGTGGTGTGGACCTGGTTGCCGTCGGCGTTGTACTCGAACCCGGCGAAGACGCGGCCGTTCTGTGTCACGATGAGCAGGTTCGTCCTGGGGATGGCGATGTCCCAGACGACGGAGCGCGTGGCCACGTCCATCCTCAGCAGCCGGAAGTTGGTCGCCGTGGCGTCCTGCCGCAGGCAGTAGAGCCGACCCATGGCGTCAATGCCGACTCCGGTGACCGCGGCGACCGGCGTGGCGTAGGTCGTGTCCCACAGGATGGCCCCGGTGTCGGCGTTGATGGCACCGATGCCCAGGACGCCCGCAGCGCGGGTGTGGGCGAAGTAGAGGGTGCGGTTGATGCCGATGTAGGACCGTGCGCCCAGCGGTGACTGCACCCATGCGCCGAGGTTCGATTGCTGGGGCACCAGCGGCATCAGGCCTCCTCCTGGCGCAGCTCAGCCCAGGCGCAGCCGGCGCGATTCAGATCGAGCCACGCCACCGCCTCGTTCCCAGGCGCTGGAAGGGTCACGCCCGTGACGGCGGGCGCGGCCTCGATGACTTGGTTGACGGCGTGCTTTGGGTTGACGACCCAGCGCTCGGACCCGCCGTTGACGTCGATGGTCTGCTCATCCACCGCCGTGAAGCTGGTGACGCCGGCGTAGTACCGCTGCAGGAGCGTCAGATCGTGACGGAGGCTCTCCCACTTGGCGACGTAGATGTCGGATGCACCTTCGGTGGCTGAGGCGGCGTCCCAGGTCCGGCAGCGGAGGTAGTTGGCGAAGACCTCTTTGATCCGCATGGCCTGCGTCGCGCTGCCGACACTGCCGAAGCGGATGATCGCGAGGTTCGTAGGCTCGGGAATTGGGGTACCACCCGCGTTCTCCACCCAGATGAGTTCGACGGGTCCGGACGTGGCGGCGGCCAGGTACGCCGGACCGGTGGCGTCGGCGGCCAGCGCGGCGTGAGTCGGGTTCAGGAGGTTGGTGGGGTTGAGCACGAGGGCCGTGGTCACACCGCTGAGCGCAACCTTGCCGATGGCCCCGGCGGCGATGGGCTCCACCGCGACCACGAACCGCTGGGCATGATCGGCCACTGTGGGCGCGACCAACGTCAGCACCACCGGCGAGCCGAACACGTCGCCCTGGTCCACGGGCAGGAAGACCAGGCCGGACACACCCGCGACGGACCAGCGAGCCAAGTCGATGCCGCTGTCGTTGCGGCCGTAGACGAAGTGGTCATTGACGCGAACCCGCGAGCCTTGGGCGTTCAGCCGCTCCTGTTGATACGCCTGGGCCATCTCGCGCACGGCATTCCACTCGGCCGCGCGAAAGGCCAGGCGATCACCGGGTTGAACGCGGCGGAAGGTCATGGTGATACCGGGGGGCTTAAATCTCCAGTAGGGTCCAGTTGCCGTTGCGGTAGACGCGCTCGACGTAGACCGCGATCGGCCGCACGATGAGCCGCTTGGCCACGGCGTCCTCGGCCTTGGCGTAGTACGCCCACAGGTACTCCCACCCGGCCTTGGCGACCCCGGTGATGGTGCCGATGGAAAGACCGGTCACGTTCGGCGACGCGGCGAAGGCGTGCGTGATCTCCCAGGGCTGGCCGCTGCGCTTGGTGCCGGCTGCGCCCAGGTACAGACCCTCGCCGGCGGCGAGCGTGATGCTGGCGTCGTCGTCTGTGGCGAAGGTCACTGGGGCCGCATTCACCGTCGCGGTGAGGCCGTACAGGTTGCCGATGTAGGTCTGATCGATCGACTCGCGGATGTCCACGATGTTGAACGAGAAGACCGGGACGTTGATGTCCACGCCCTGGGGTCCGTTCTCGTCCACGTTGATGGCCCCGCCGAAGTTGGGCGGCGCGAAGCTGGCGCTGGCGGCCGGGTAGGTCGCCACCGTCTGCAATGACTGCGTGATGTGCTGCGTGCCACCGCGGGTCTCGAAGCTGAAGGAGGAGGCCTCTTCGACCGCTCCGCTGCGCTCGCGCGGGGCGTAGATGGCGCGGCAATGCCACAGGCCGTTGGACGTTTCCTCGACCTCGCAGGAACTGCGGTAGAGCTTCAACGGGCCGATGTCGATGGAGGATGGGCTTTCATCCTCGACGACTTGCCGCGCCTCCACGGGGCTGTCGGTGTCGAAGACGGTGTAGAGCCGCTCGGCACCTTTGTCCGAGAGCGACCAGCCGAACCGGTCCTGGATGCTGGCGGGCATGGCTCAACACTCCATCATTCGAAGGCCAGGCCACCGGTGCGGGCGGCGTCGGCAAGGCGCTTGGTGTGGTTGGCGGTCTGCTCCGTGGCGGCAGCGATGCGGTCCTGGGTGCGCGTGCCCATGAGGCTCTGGATCGCGGCGGCGTTGAACGTGCCGCGCACCTCGGTGTGATCGCCCACCCCCGGAAGTGTGTCGCCGAGGCCGGCGAGGCGGTTCAACAGGTCGTCGAAGTTACCCGGGGCTGCCGTGGGCGCGGCGGATTCCGCGTCGCGTCGCTTCTGCGCCGCCTCGTCCAGGGCGCTGCGGTACTCCTTGCGCGCTGCTTCCAGCGCCGACATCGACTCGTCGATCTGCTCTTGGTACTGCTGCCGGCGCTGGTCCTGCGCCGCCTGGGCGGCCTGGTCCAGGGCCTGCTTCTGGGCTTCGTACTCGCTGCCGATCTTGCCCAGGTCCTGCTGGCGTTGCTGCTCGCTCTGTTCGAGGTCGGTCTTGCGCTGCTGCTCGATCTTGCCCTGGTCCGCCTGCTCGTTGGTGCGGGCAATGTTGATCGCCATGTCCACGTCGTAGGACTCGTCAAAGAACCCCCGCAGACGATGCAGTCCCTCCTCTACCTTCAACTGCGCCTTGCGGAAGCCCGACTGCATCCCTGCCGTGAACTGCGTCCACCCCTTGGCCAGGAAGCTCAGCGTCTGCACCCACACCGCGCGCAGGCCATGCCACGCCGCCGCCAGCGCCTTCACCGCCCCGTAGAAGGCGTCTGTGGCGATGTTGAGGAAGAAATCCTTGAACCCCAGCCACAGGCCCTGGATGTACTGGATGCCACGCTGCCATTCGACCTTCAGGGCGAGCCACAGCACGCGCGCCGCGAGTGCGATGTCACCAGCCGCCAGTGCGTCCGCGATACCCTGGTACGCCACCAGCGCCCGGTCCTTCAACGACTGGAACTGTTCACTGAGCCATGCCAGGGCCTGACCCGCGATGCCGGTGGCGTGCGCGATGTACGCACCCAACGCCACGGCTCCGGCAATGACCAGGCCCACCGGCGACAGCAGTGCCGCCAGCGCCGTGCCCAGGAAGCCGATCGCCGCACCCGCACCCGTGATCACGGCTGCGACACCGCCGAAGGCTGCGGTCAGCCCCTGGATGGCGTAGCCGATGCCCACCAGCGCCACGCCCGTGGCCATGCCGGCGACGGCGAGTTTCGTCACGCTGACGATCAGGTTGCGGTTGCGGTCGATCCACTGCACCGCCTGCACGACCACCCGCGTGATCGTCTCCGCCAGCCGGGTCAGCGTCGGTGCCAGGGCCGCGCCCACCGCGAACGCGGCGCGCTTGATCACCTTCCACATGACGTCCAACGTGTCGCCGAAGCGCTCGGCGTCCCGCGCCGCCTCGGTGCTGAGCGTCAGGCCCAGCCCCCGGGCCTGGTCCTGCAGGGCCTCAATGCCCTTGGCCCCGTCCTTCATCAAGGGAAGCAGTTCCGCACCGCCGCGGCCGAAGATTTCCATGGAGGCGGCGGCGCGCTGGGCGGAATCGGGGATCTGCGACAGTCGGTCGGCGATCACCTTGAACATCTGATCAGGCGTCAGCCCTTGCAGTTCATTGACCGTGAGCCCCAAGGTGGAAAGTGCATCCACCGCCGTCTGCGTGCCGTTGGCCGCTTCGACCACGGTGCGCTGCATGCGCCGCACCCCGTTCTCGAACGACTCGAGGTTGGCATCGCTCATCTCGGCGGCGAAGGTCAGTTCCGACAGGGTCTCCACGGCGATGCCTGTGCGATCGCTGGCTTTGGCCATGGCGTCGCCCATGCCGATGAACACCTTCGACGTGGCGAGCAAGGGCGCAGCCACGGCGGCACTGGCGGCGGTGAGCTTGCGGCCAATGCCAACCACTCCCTCGCCGAAGCCCTTGAGCTTCGCCTGGGCCGCCTTCAACCCACGCACGAGCCGGTTGTCACTGACCAGCAGCTCGACGTAGGCTGCGCCTGCCTTGATGCCGCGTGCGGAGACCATAGCTCAACATTCCTGGAGGTAGCGACGGAACCGGGCCAGCGGCACCCGCGTCTCGTGGCGCAGTTGCCCGTGCGAGTCGAACCGCTCGAACAGGGCGTACTCGAAACCCTCGGCCGCCAGGCACAGTGCCATGGCCCACCAGTCCGCCGGCTCGATGCCCGCTCGATTCGAAGGGTCGTGCGGCAGGTGGTAGCCGGCGATCTCGGCCACGTCGCCCTCACGGCGGAACACGGTGCAGGACCGATCGAACGGCAGATGCAGTGTGTGGTCGTAATCGCCGGCCCCGATACGCAGGCAGCCGCAGTCGCGACTGGTGTTCCATTGAATGGTGGCGCGGCGGTTCAGGGGCATGGGGAGGTACTCGTGGCTTCCGAGGGAGGAAAGCGCCGGCCGAGGTGTCCCTCGACCGGCGCGTGGTTTTTCAGAGCAGACGGATCAGTTCGCGGGCCAACCACCAGCAGAACCAGGTCCCGAGGATGGCCAGCAGCACGAACCCGATCCGCACGAGCCGCTCAGCGGCGAAAGAACTCGGCCACCTTCTGAGCGTGCGGGGCGACGGTCGCCTTGTCGCCGATGGCGTTGGCCACCGCGGCGGTGCGGGCAATGCGCTGCCAGGCCGCAAAGAGCTGCACCTGCAGGTCGGCGTAGCCGATCCAGTCGCGCACATCGATGGCCTGGTCGTGGTCGCCCACACTGACGGTGGCGATCAGGCTACCGGGACGGTTGGCCACGATGGGCTTGGTCGCCTCCACGGCCTTGGTCAGCTCGGCCAGGATGAGGGCTTCACCCTCGGCGCTGCCAGCGTCGGTCAGGTCGGTGTGCTGGGCGTCACCGCAGTACAGCCCGACCACAACCATGTGCCTGCCCCCGGAAGCCCCGCCCCCGGGAGTGGGCGTGTCGGTCACGGAATGGTCCAGAACAGCGTCGGTCATGTTGAAATCCTCCAGAAAAAGAAGGTGATTGGGCAGGGAACACGACGTCACGCGCGGATCAAGACTGGATGACGGGCGGCGCTCGCGAGTCCGCACCACTCGGCTTGCTGGCCCGCAGCTTCACGATGTTGTCGATGCCGCTGGTGAGGTACAGAATCGCCACGCCGCCGATCAGGGCCAGGAACAGCCAGCTGTACTGCTCGAACAACGTCGGCAGCCACAGCAGCACCAGGCCCACGCCCATGGCCGCCAGGCTCGCGCCGATTGGGACCACCGGCACCCACGAACGCACGACCAACAGCCCGGCACCGAGCACGCACAGTGCCACGCCTGACCAGGTGATGATGCCGGTCCGCTTCACCGCGGCGTGATCGATCGGCTGACGAGCGCCGGTGGAGGCGTGGATGATCCGCACCAAGGGCTCCGAACGATCCTCCTGCTGCAGCGTCGCGGGCTCGACCGCCTTGCCCGGCTGCTCGACGATCACACGCCTGACCAGACCCCTTCCGGGGTCGTGGGTTTCGGTGACGATGCGTCCGGCTCGAACACAGCCCGAGCAACTCACCAGTGCCACCACCACCGCCGCGATGATGAACCACGTGCTCAACCTCATGGCTTGCTCCCTTTGGGGACACCGGGAACGGGTTTGACGAACACGTCCTTGAGCAGGCGAATGCTGCCGGGCAGCGATTCCGCCTCGGCCTGCTTCCGCTGCTCAAACGGGTCGAAATCCGAGGGCTTAAACGTCTTGGTTGAAGCCGAGCCGGACTTGCCGCCCAGTGCCCGGGCGACGTTGGCGATCATGGCCAGCAGTGTGGAGGTCCGACCCCACGCTTCGCGCTGCCTGGCCTCGGCCATCCAGACCAACTCGCGGAGGGTCAACGGACCAGGGTCAACCGCGGCGATCCCGGCGAGCTCGGCGATGAATCGGGTGGCGTCGCCCCCGGAATGTCGCCTTCGAGGTCGCCCATGGCTTGTTCCATCGCCCGATCGATCTGCGGGCTGTCCAGCCGGCGCTCCGCCAGGTCGATCACCCGGGCCTCCAGCGACCGCAGCTTGCGAAGCGCCTTGTCGAGCACGCGGCGCTTCGCCTGCGGGAAAAAATCCACCAGTTCCTCCAGCAACGCCGTGGTGCCGGCATCGATCGCGTCACCGGCCATGGCCCGCCCGAAATCCTCATCACTCACGTTCCGCGGGTCAGCCTCGGGCTTGCAGACGGCGTACAGGATGTCGCACAGCAGGATGGGGTCACTGCTCAAGCGGCCGAGCAATCCGCCATCACGCGGGTCGGCATCACCGTTCACCACGTCCAGCAGGTTGACGCCGGTAAGGCCTTTGACCCGCTTGATGGCGTTGACGTTGATGGCCACGGTCCAGGTGCGGCCGGCGTTGTCAGTGAACGTCTTCATCAGGGCGTACCTCCTTCAATCCAGGCCGGGGCACGGGTCGAGTACGTCGGCTTCACCGTCACACTGACGGTCACCGCTTCTTCCAGCGGCTCGCTGCGGCTGAAGTTGGTCACACTGAAATCGGCGTCCAGACCCTCGCCGTTCTCGCCGTCGAGGATGGCCAGGGCGATGGCGGTGTTGTTGAAGTAGGCGTTCTTCAACGCCGTGAAGCCGGTGTCATCCGTATCCCAGACCATCTCGAACTCGACCGTGCCGCTCTTGAGCGTGGCCACGATGGCGCGCCAGCCCTGGTTGGCGCGGGTGGTGACATCCGCCTCGCCCTTTTCCAGGTTGAGCGTCAGATCCCTGACGTTGCCCATCACGGTGTCGGCGGTCGTGCCGGCCGGACCGTGGTAGAGCTTGCATTCCGAACCGAGCTTGATGCCCATGACCATCTACTCCTTCACCCGGAAGATTGAGGTCAGCGAACCGACCCAACCCAGAACTTGGGCAATCGGTCGAGGTTCTTCTCCAGTGCCGGGCCCATCAGCGGGCGCTTGGGAAACACCTGCTTCCGAAAGCGCCCGCCGAACTCGTGGGCCATGGCCGAGGGTCCGACCAACTCGTGCGTGGGACCGATGACGACCTTCTGCTTGCTCTTCTCCACCGCGTAGACCACCGCCCGCTTGAGCTGG